TTTCATTTGTTGCGGCATTCACTGCATCTTCAGTAGTGTGTACTGCTTGATTGGCTGCGTTTAATCCTGCTTCTGCGGCTGCTTGAGAATCCTGTGCAACACTTAATGCCATATTAGCAGCTTTCATAGCTTCGTCATGTGCATCATCTAGCTGACCTGTAATATAGTCTGTTGCTTCGTCGACAGTTCCGCCAGCATCAAGTATAGCATTAGCTGCATCGATAACTGGATTCATATCAATGTTTACATCAACATCAGCATCTAGACCAATTAATACTGCTGCTTTGCCGCTGATGCCAAGTGACACTGTATTATCTTCAAACGTTGCATGAGCTTCACCAGTAACACCTACTTGTGCGCCAATTGATGCGCCTACTTCGCCGCTTGCTTCAACGTTACCAACGTGTGCTGTACCACTTGCGTCTGCGCCTACATTAGCGCCTGCAATTGCGCCACCTTCTACTGATGCACCGTGTTCACCGACACTTGCACTGCCACCAGCTTGTGCATATGCTTCTGCATGTACGCCAGCTTCACCTTCAGCACCTGCATCAATACTTACATCACCCAGTGGTGTGTCTAAGCCTACTTCAGCATCCGCTGATCCTGATACACCTGCTTCTGCTCTTGCGCTTGCTCCAACTTCTGCGGCTGCTGTTGCATCACTGCCGTCCCAACCTCCACTAGCATTTGCATGTGCTTCTGCTTCTGCACTTGCATGTGCTTCTGCTTCTGCGCTAGTGTCTGCATGAGCTGTTCCAATACCGCCTAAGTCTTGTTCTGCATGTGCTTCTGCACCTGTGCTTGCACTTGCTTCTGCACTTGCATGTGCTTCTGCGCCTGCAGCAAACGAACTATCAGTAACTTCTACACCAGCACTTGCTCCAGCTTCTGCTGTTGCACTTGCTTCAGCATGTGCGCTTGCACCTACTTGGTCGTTTCCCGCTTTAGCACTAGTGCTAGTTTCAGCATATTGAATAACATGTACACTATATTGTGGTTCAGCTACTTGTTGGACATTTGCTTGTGCATTTAATACTGCTTCGTGTGCAGCATCGTATTCTTCAGACTTAGCTCTTTGATCATCTAATGCTGCATCATGGTCAGCTTGTGCTTGATTATAACGTGCTTCAGCATGTTTTTTATTTTCTTGCGCTATATACTGTTCTTTTTCAGCATTTGATTTATTACTAGTTGCTGAGTCTTTTTGTTGCTGTGCTGACCTTAATTGATCGTCAGCTTTAGCTTTTTCTGCTGTTTTTTGATTTTTACGGTTCTGGGCATTTGCCTTATCCTGTTCTGCACTCATTTAAGATATCTCCTATTTTTTATTTTCCATAAGCTGAACTGCTTTGTCATACTCACTTCTACTTATAACTTCTTCACGTAGCAGCTTCTCTCTATTGGCTAGATGCTTCATAGTAATTTCTTTCTTTGATCCGCCGAAGTATGCAACAGCATGTCCTTCTTCAACTAAGATGTCTGTTACTAACTTTGTTTCTCCGTTGTAGTCTACTTTAAAGTCTCCTAAGATACGTCCAAACTTGCCTTTCATATCTTCACCTTTGCGGTCTTCAGTAGTAATAAGTTTGCCGCCGTGTTTCATAAGTTCTTTCAAACGTGCTTTGGCTGCTTCGCCAAACAAGTCTTCTACTTTATCTCTTGTGCGTGACTCCGGAGTGTCAATGCCCATTACACGAACACGTTCGTCTGTTAGTGTAACTCCAAATCCTAGATCAATATCTACATCTACTGTGTCGCCATCTACTACTTTAACGACTCTTACATCATATTCATTTTGTTGCATAATTTTTGCCCTTTATTAGCTTAATTTCTTTTTAATCCATAAGATAGTAGCATAAACTACAATGCCATAGACTGTTGCGAGAGCGATGTCTACAACGTGCTCGCGCATGTCATATATAAATTGTATTCCTGCTTGTACGTCACCTTCAGACATGAGTTGCTCCTCTATAATATACTACGTTTATTTAGTCACAAAAAAAGACGCTCTAAGAGCGCCTTCTTTTAGTTGTTATATTGTTAACTTAGAAACTAAACGTTGTCATTAATTTGATTTCGCCGCGTTCTTCTGCTTCTAGGTCATATGATGTCGTTGCTTCTAATTCAACGCTATCTGTCAAACCATAAGTTACACCAAAATCAACCACTGGAAGATGATCGAACTCATCATCAAATGTTACTTTATTGTCGTTGTCCCAAATATTCAACATTGTGCCCATTGTGAAGTTAGCCATGCCAAATGCATAACCTAATTCTGGCTCAATTGTCATTGTTGTTGTTTCTGCATCCACCATATGTGTTGCTACAACGTCTGTGTTAAGAGTAACACCAGTTGTACCTAAGTCAACTGCTCCTGCTACTGTTGCTGATGCAGTCAATGCTGCCGCGATAAATACTGTACGCATTATAATAATATACCTTTCAAATTGTACTGTCGTAAAAAAGGGCAAGCTCACAACTTGCCCTTTCATACTATTAATTATACTATCTATTTCTGTTTTGTTGATCGTTTAGGGCGTTTTTTGGGGGGTTCTGTAATAATAGTTTTATTTGTGTTGCGCTTGAGCAACGGTAGTAATGCTGTTTCTGCTTGCCTATCATTCCACTTGAATTGTATCTTGGCTTCTTTAAGCATGTCCTCTACGGCATCATGTCTGTTGATAATGCCGTAGAGTATTTTATCTATTTCTAACCAATTCAACCTTTAGCATCTTTCTCTGCTTTAGTTAATTTGTTATTCCAACTATTGTTACTAATGCCAAGTTCATTAGGCATTGGTTTAGTTTTGCCTACAGTAACTTCGCCACCTTTGGCAATAAACTCTGCCTTCATACGTTCTAGTTCTTCGTCTTTAGGCTTTGCATCGTGATTCATTGACACAGTGTTTACAGTTCCTCTAGTAATGCTTTTAATTTTTTCTTTGACTTGCCTTTTACTTTGGCTTTGGATACATCGTTGTCTCCATCACCTACAACGACAATACCAATCATACCCATTGACTTGTGTGGGGAGCATTGATATACATAGACGCCCGGTGTGTCAAATGTCATTTCAACTTCTTTGTTGAGTTTTGATTTACGTGGTGCGTCCCATCCGTCCGGACCTGCAATGAATTCTACATTGTGACCTTTTGCTGTTGGCACCCATGTAATTGTATCGCCTACATCAATACGTGCAATGTCTTCGGAATATACCATCTTGGCACCGTCATCACGTTTATTAAGCATTTCAATTGTCATATCTTCAGCAAGTGCTGGTGTTGCCATTGCTGCAAGTAATCCTAGTGTAGTCAGTAGTCTTGCCATATCTATGTTCCTTTCGTATATGGATTAGCCGCCACCTTGAAAGCGACCGTCTTTAGGTTTGTACCAATTCTTTTGATTGTGTATTCTGCCTAGTAGTTCTGTTATCTCTATCATCTCCGCATGTAGTTGAGTTGATACATCACCTTCAGCAATGGCTAATCCTCTACGGCCAGCTTTTGCTCTTAGTGCTGATTCAATTACTTCAATGTCGCGAATTGATAGTTCAAAGCTGTTGTTTGGTTTCATTCATTTAACCCTAAACAAGGAATAAGAATAGACTGTTTACAGTTGTCTGGATAAGCAATAGCTGACCCGAGAATAGGCATACCAACCATTCCAATAATAATAATTAGAAAAGCCCAGCCTAGGCCTTTAGTTGTGCAATAGTTTGTTTGCTCACTCATGCTCGCCTCCGTTTGCTCGGCCGTTGTACTTACGTCCTGACTTTAACAAACTGTTAAGTGATTCTGGATTCTTTTCTGCTTGACGGAATATCACTGCTGTAATTGTAATACCACTGATCAACAAGATATGAAATGCTGCACTAATGCCAAACGCATAAAAACTTCCTACCATTACTGCAAAGATGCCTGACCAAATAAAGAACAAACATTGAAAAATCATATGACCAACCATAGGGTCTAAGTTACGTAGTGGTGACTTTTCTACTGTCATCACGCTGTCCCACATCTCACGTGGTATGGAAATTAGTGATGAAATAGTAGTTGCCCATCCAATGGGCTTAGTAGAGGGTTTCATAGTAGAGTCCTTTCTGTCTATGTGTATATATTAATTTAGCACGAGTTTAGTCAAAAGTCAAGTATTATAACTGCGCTAAAACGTAGCAGATAAAAAGAAAGCACCCGAAGGTGCTTTCCTGCTATGTTTGGTAACAAGGTCTAACTACCTCGTAGCTGCCCTTAGGCTGCTAATGAATAATTTGCGTTTGCAATTATTAAGTTTGTTCGCGTTAACCGAGCTTACATCCGGGCAACTCCACTCTTCTACTAATCCGCCTGTCGATCCTAGTTCAGCCCCATCAAAAACACACCCTTCAACTTGCAACCAACCTGTTCTTCCAGGATGTGTTTATGGTGGAGCTGCCGGGTACCGCCCCCGGGTCCAGCTCGTCGTTTGAATTGCTTCAACGTTACATGTATATTTATAACACAATTAGTACTAGATGTCAACCTCTATTTCAATAGTAGAAGTTTGCTCACCTTTCTTTTTTAGTCTAACCATTTCTGGATCTTCTTCTATGCACCAAAAATACAAAAGTAATACTATGTTTGTGAGTATGCGTTTATATGTGTAGGAGAAGTCCTAAACACGATAAACCAATAACAAATTCAATCTTTTCAAATGTAGTCATATCTATCTCCCTAATTGTTATGTTATACTATAACACAGTTTGATATATTTGTCTACCTTTAATCGTAATGTCCGCCAAGAACTGCTACTTTTTGAATATCCATAGCATACATTTCTGCTTCACGAGCTTTCCATGCTTGCTCAAATCCACGTTCATACTGATCTAAGCATCCGGATTCATTATTCCACAAACGTTTGAAATAACTTTCGTAATAACCTTCTACAATATGATCTGGCTCTGATATGGGGATTAGGTGACCTTTAACTAACCAAAAAAGTCTATTGGCTTCTTTTCTTACAAACGGTGAACACATTGGCCTCTCCTTTGCTTATATCTATATTTACAAATTAAGTGTAGTTAGTGCGCTAACATCCAATCCTTTTGATGCTTTTTGTTTTGCAGACTTTTCCTCTGGTCGTATCGGGCGTAGCCAAC